CAACCAGGGCGCGGCATCTGCTACGGGCGACCATGGCGCTGCATCTGCTACGGGCTACCAGGGCGCGGCATCTGCTACGGGCGACCATGGCGCTGCATCTGCTACGGGCGACCATGGCGCGGCATCTGCTACGGGCTACCGAGGCGCGGCATCTGCTACGGGCAACCAGGGCGCGGCATCTGCTACGGGCGACCATGGCGCTGCATCTGCTACGGGCAGAGCGGGAGTCGCACTTGCAGCAGGAGCCGAATGCAAGGCAAAGGGAGCGCTTGGGTGCGCAATCTGTGTAGTAGAGCGCGGTGAGTGGGACGGAGAGACATATCCTATTATCAACATCAAAGCAGCGATTGTAGACGGGACAACCATTAGGGCCGATACATATTATACTCTGCATAACGGGGAGTTGGTAGAGGCATAAAAAGCGCCGCCTCCAGAGGGGCTAAGCTCTGACGACGGCAAGGGGAACAGATATACCTGTATTATGATGGATAGGAGGATCAATGTCAACACGGATTACACAGCAAACCCGCAGAGAGGGCTATAATCGAGCGCTGTCCACGATCACGCCACGCCAAGCACTGATTATCTCGGCGCTCAGGACGGGACCTATGACTGCGGCTGAGGTAGCGGACAAGCTAGGGTTTGGAGACCTCAATGCGGTTAGGCCACGACTCAATGAGTTGGAAAAGATGGACATTGTACGTGTAATAGATAAGCGGATCAACCCGCACAGCGGCATAAACAATGCGGTGTATGAGCTTAAAAGGGAGGCCGAAGAATGCTGCATCCAATAATGGACGATCCGCAAGACCGCAGCGCAGAGGCTTATTGCCAACATTGTGGAGCAGAGCTTTGGGGCAGCGACGCGGAGCCAGATTGCGGAGGTAAAACCTTATGCCCGCAATGTCGGGAAGATTTAGCCGAAACGGAGCACCGGAAAGAGATGATCACAGCAGTTTTGGAGGCAGCAGACCAAGAAAACAAAAAGTATTTGTCTGATGATGTGTGCAACATCATCTGGAACAGGCTGGTTTCTAAATTTGGAATATAGGAGGCCAAATTGAATATTTACGAAAAAATTGCCTCCATTATGGGGGATATCCAGTACCTTGCAAAGGACGATAGGGTAGAGTTTAACAAAACCAGTTATCGTGCCCTGTCAGAAGAAAAAGTCACCTCTATCATGCGGGCGGAGCTGTTAAAGCACAAATTGATTGTGTACCCAGTGGCCCAGGCCACGAATCGTGCAGGCACGATTACCCACGTGGATGTGACATATCGGATGGTCAATGTGGAAGACCCCAAGGAATACATAGAGATCGCATCTTGCGGAGACGGCGCGGACACGCAGGATAAGGGGAGCGGCAAGGCGATGACGTATGCATTTAAGTACATGTGGCTCAGGACATTTGCTTTGCCGACCGGAGAGGACCCTGACAAGATTTCCAGCGCGGAATTAGATGCGAAACAGGCAAATATACAGCCTCCAGGGCCTCCTTGCGCGGACTGTGGGAAAGAGATTATGCCATACAACGATGGTAAGAGAGCCATCACCGCCGCAGAAATGGCAGCTCGATCCACGGAGATGTTTGGGCGAGCGCTATGTGCTAAGTGCTCCAAGGCGGAGGGCCGAAGAAGGGCGGATGCTGGCGCATGATACTGACCTGTGACAAGGCCCGTTGGTATGAGGACAGTGAGGGGTTTTGGGCGGCGTTCCGCACACGGGACCGGGCATCAGCCGCCAAGATTGCTGAGCAGATGGACGGCGCTTGGGTGGTGGAGGCCAGGGAACAGCCCCGTAGGCGAAGCCTGGACGCTAACGCCTACCTGTGGGTACTGCTGGACAAACTTGCGGCGGCACTGGGACAGACCAAGGAGGAGATGTACCGGGGCTTTATCCGGGAGATTGGTGTCTTCCGGGATTTCCACCTTGCGCCGGAAGAGGCGGCAACCTTTGAGGTGGCATGGTCCCGGCTGGGAACCGGGTGGGTCACGGAGCATGTGGACTACACCCGCGATGGGGAGCAGGTGGTGATCCGGGCCTATTACGGCAGCAGTCAATACAACACCAAGCAGATGGCCCGCCTTATCCGCAGCGTGGTAGAGGAGTGCAAAGCACAAGGGATAGAGACTATGACACCGGAGGAGCTGGCCGGTCTGATGGACCGCTGGCAGGCTGTTTGATGGATAGCATTTTACAGGGCGATACGCGAGAGTGCTACCTCACAGGGGCAACAGATGGGCTCCATAGACATCATATTTATTTCGGCAATCCTAACCGCAAAATCAGCGAGGCAAACGGGTTCTGGGTATGGCTCCGCTGGGACTGGCACAATGGTGCCGAGTATGGAGTGCATTTTAACAGAGACCTGGACTTAAAGCTTAAGCGGGAGTGCCAAGAGAAATACGAGGAGACACACAGTCGGGAAGAATTTCGAAAACTGATCGGGAAAAGTTACTTATAGGAGGGCGAAGCATGCTCAACAAAATTTTTATCATGGGGCGGCTCACCAGAGACCCGGAACTACGTCAGACGCAAACCGGGACCGCAGTGGCATCATTTACTCTAGCCGTGGACCGGGACTTCAAGGACAAGGAGACCGGGGAGAAGAAGGCGGACTTCATCAATGTGGTTGCCTGGCGCTCCACCGCCGAGTTTGTCTCCCGGTATTTCACCAAGGGCCGTATGGCCGTCGTGGAAGGCCGTCTCCAGATCCGGGATTACACGGACCGGAACGGCAATAAGCGCACCGCCGCAGAGGTAGTGGCCGACAACGTCTATTTTGGTGACTCCAAGCGGGACGCCGATGGCGGCGGCTATGCCGCGCCTCAACAGCCTGGAGACGGATTCGCTGAGCTTGAGGACGATGACGGCGATCTCCCCTTTTAAGGGGGTACCGAGATCATGGCGGGAAAACCGAAGACCGGGCTTGACTATGCCGGGTGGTCGGTGAATCTCTTTGACGGCGACACAAAGATCGACAAGCTCCTGGACGCACAGGGCTGGACCGGGTTCGGCATTTATTTTTACCTGTGCCAGATGGCTTACAAATTTGACGGATACTTCTACCGTTGGGCTTATGACGATTCTGCATCCACCGCAAGGCGGATGGGGGGCGGCATTGGGTCCGGGACCGTTGAGGAGACGGTGAGATACTGCTTGCAAATTGGTCTCTTTGATCAGGGGCTGTTTGACGGGTGGGGCATCTTAACGAGTAGAGGTATACAGAGGCGATTCTACGCCGCGATCCAGGAGCGGCGCAGAAAAGCCGTCATATCAGATTACTGGCTCCTGAACGATGAAGAATCGAGGGGTCTGGAAAAGTGCGCCTCATATGAGAATGCTCCACCTGCAAATGAGCATTTGCCACCGGCAGATGGTCATTTGCCCCAGGCAAATGCCTATAAAAGTAAAGTAAAGGAAAGTAAAGGAGAGGAGGTACGCGCGTGCGCGCGTAAGGACCCTGATATCGCTCATGTGTTTGGTTACTATTTTGACCACATCTGCCCCCAGATGACCCAAAGGGCAGCGGATGAGTTGAAGGCATATATCAGCGCTATGGGGCCTGAATGCTGCATTCGCGGGATGGACGAGGCCATCGAGGGCGGTGTATTGACTTGGAAATATGTAAAAGGCGTACTGGACGCCAAGCGGAAGCAGGGTGTGAAGAGCATGGAGGACTGGGACGAGCTGGAGAAGCGGAGAAATCAGACAGAACCGCCCACAGCTCCGCCGCGCCCTGCAAAGAGATATCAGACGGTGGAGATCGATGGGAAGCTGGTAGATGTAGAGGTGAAAGCATGAAACAGGGCATATCGCCCGACGTATCGCTTGCCGGGTCCATCCTGATCGACCCCAGGTGTCTGGATGAGGTGCGGCGGACGATTACGCCGGAGATGTTCGGGGACCGGCGGTGCCGGGCCATCTACGAGGCCGCCTGCGAGCTTTCCGACGAGGGAGCGACGGTAGACCCCGTGACGATCCGGAGCCGGGCGGCGGAGTGGGACGACGCCTTCTCGCAGCAGGCCATGGAGATCACGTTGACGGCGGCCAATGTGGGGGCATACTGTGAGGCGCTGCATACGGAGTTTCTGCGCCGGGAGCTGCTGGCGGGCATACAGGAGCGGGCGGACGCCCTGCTGGCGGGCCATGACCCGCTGGGAGAGGCGACGGAGCTGCTGACGCTGACGGAGCGCATCGCAGAGGGCAGCTACGACGCCGGAGTGGTATCGGCGCGGGAGGCGGCTGCGGAACTTCTGGAGGACCTGGACCGTGTAGATGAGGGGTATCGGGCCTTCGTGGAGACCGGAATTTCGGATCTTGACCGCATCCTGGGGGGCGGTCTGATCCGGGAGGGACTGTATATCCTGGCCGCCCGGCCTGGCTGCGGAAAAACCACGCTGGCCGCAGCGCTGGCGGAACGGATGCTGGAAAGGGGGAGGCGAATCCTTTTTATCAGCCTGGAGATGTCAAGAAAGCAGCTCATGGCCCGCAGGGTGGCGGCGGATGTGGGGCGTGCCACGGCGGCCCAGATCCTGCGGGGAGAACTGTCGGAGGAGGAGCGGAAAGCCGTGGGGGAAAGCCTCGTGAAGCTCGCCAAACGGCCATTGTTTTTTAACAGAAGGGCCTCCCTGAACACCTCTGAAATTCAGTTCCTCGCCAAACAGAACCGGGCGGATGTGGTGATCATCGACTACCTGGGACTGATGAAGCACGACGCAGGTAAGAGTCTTTATGAGCGAGTCACTGGCACAAGTAATCAGCTCAAGCGGATGGCGCGGGGCCTGGAGACGCCAGTTCTATGTCTGGCACAGCTCAATCGGGGAGTAGAGGGGCGGCAAAACCAGGAGCCGCGACTTTCCGATTTGCGGGACAGCGGAGCCATAGAGCAGGATGCGGACGGTGTACTGCTCATACACAGGCCGGCGATAGAGGATGCGGACGAATATGGTCCCACACCCATGGAGGTCACAGTGGCAAAGAACCGCCACGGTAGGACGGGGAAAATTGAGCTCAACTGGTACATGAGGAGCGGACGAATACTGGAGGTGCGCCACCGTGGATAGGAGAAGGGCAAGGGCGATCCTGAAAGGGATGGAGATGAAATATCGGGCCATGATCGGTATTGGGTCTGATTTTGACGAGATATATGCGCAGTTTGTGGAGGCGCTGGAAATGGCGGGAAGGGCTCTGGACCATGATTAAATTTATGATCCCATATCCGCCCACCAAAGCGGGTAAGACAGCGTGGAACAAGCGGTACGGGCTGAATGCCTACTACGCCGGGAAACACCATCAGGTGAGAAAAAAAGACGCGCAGGAGCTGCACACCATCGCCTGGGCGGCAATGAAACAGGCGAAGGTCAGAAAGAAAATGGTGACGGGACCGGTGGAAGTCAGATTTTGCTGGGACGATAACCTGGACATTGATAACCACGCCGTCATTGGGAAAGCCGTGGTAGACGCCATGAAGGGCTATTTGCTCCCGGATGATAACCGAAAGTGGGTGCGTAAAGTATCCCACGAGTTTTGGGACGGAGGCGCTATCCTGGTTGAGGTACGGAAATATGAGAAAAATACTGATTTATACCTGTGAGCGATGCGGGATTGAGTTTTCGGGGCGGAACAAACGGAAAGGCCGCATCCTGTGCTCAAAGTGTATGGATATTGAGTGGGAGGCCAGGCGGAGAGAACGGAAACGGACGAAATCAAGACCACAGGGGCAAAGCCTGGCCCAAGTGGCAGCGGAGGCCCGGGCCCATGGGATGACGTATGGGCAGTGGGTGGCGCGGGCAGGAGGAGGAACATAGTGGATATTGATAAGCTGATTGAGGCCATAAGGCTGTGCGGGAGTCAGCCGAACGTCCGGCAGTGCAGAAATTACGCTTACTATGCGGGCGGGGATATGAGCAGATGCATCCCGCGCATGACGGCGGATGCCTCCGCCGCGCTCTCCGCGCTCCGGGCCAAGCTGGAGCAAGTGAAGCGTGAGAGGGATGCGGCGTATAAACTACTTGGTGGAGAGCCCCCAAAGACCTGTAAGACCTGTGTCCTTTGGGGTGGAAACGGATGGGGACAGTACCAAATTGGGTACTGTGACGGAGATGACAACCCGCATGGGCCGAATGATTTTTGTTCCAGGCATCACGGGCCGCAGAAGGAGCTATGAAAATCGGACTCATTGATGTGGATGGGCATAGTGGGTTCCCAAATTTGGCGTTGATGCGCTTGTCGGCATGGCATAAAGCAAGAGGCGACGCCGTGGAGTGGTGGGATGGGTTCAAAGTCTACGACCGGGTATATATGAGCAAGGTCTTTACGTTTTCGCCGGACGTGGAGACCATCATCCGGGCGGATGAGGTGATCCGCGGTGGTACTGGTTACAAAGACTACGGCAGCCTCCCGCGAGAGATAGAGGCCACCTTGCCGGATTACAGCATCTATCCGCAGGTCAAGCACGCGATCGGCTTTTTGACCCGTGGATGTATCCGCAACTGCCCGTGGTGCATCGTCCCGCGCAAGGAGGGGGCAATACGCCCGGACTTTACATGGGAGAAAATAAAGCGATCGGACAGCCGTGATTTGGTGCTCTTGGACAACAATGTGCTGGCACACCCGCATGGGATAGAGCAAATCGACTCAATGGGTCATGCGCAGGTACGGGTGGACTTTAATCAGGGGTTGGATGCCAGACTAATTACAACGGACGTAGCCCGAATGCTGTCAAAGCTGCGCTGGATACGGTTTGTGCGCCTGAGCTGCGACACAGCGTCAATGCTCCCGGTGATCGAGCAGGCGGTAGCCTATATGAGAGAGGCGGGAATCGCGCCGTTCCGATTTTGGTGTTACATGCTGGTACAGGATGTGGAGGAGGCTCACCGGCGCGCACTGGCACTGGACAAGCTGGATATTATCCCATTTGCTCAGCCGTACAGAGATTATGACGGCGGTGAGCCAACTAAAGAGCAGCGCAGGTTTGCAAGATGGGTTAATATGCGAGCCGCATTTAAATCGTGCAAATGGGAGGACTTCTCGGGATGATTTGGAGATGGGAGGCAATGACCGATGGCAAGGGCGATTGATGGAGAGTTGCTCGAACTGGAGATTGCAAATATTGCAAATAAACTGGCAAAATCCGATGCACAAAAGGCATTGATGGGACGGGTAATGTACTGCGTTGAGCATATGCCCACCCTCACCCCGCCGAACGAGTGGGTGAATCGAGTGAGAGAGCTTGACGAGCTGTACACAAAGCTCCAGATCGTAACAGGTTTTACAGCGGAGCAACTACTGGAAATTTTTGCTGCTGGGTATACGCTGGAAAAACCAGACTACTCAAAGAAATTTGCGGAAATGGAAAATCTGGCGGAAGCTGCCCAGCCGAACGAGCCGCTGACGCTGGAGGAACTGCGGGAGATGGACGGTGTAAATGCGCTATGGGTACACAATCTTGCATGGGGATTACACAAGCCCCGTTTCATGCTGGTCCACAGTGTTTCGGAAGATTGGTGGACGTGCTGTGATTTTGATGGATTTGAAACCTTCTGTGCGGATGACTATGGGGGAAGATATTTATTATACCGCCGCCCGCCGGAGGTATCGCCATGAGACACCAATACACCCGCGCAGAGCTGGAATCCATCACCCAGGAGACCGCAATCTACATTGAGGGAGCAGGGATAGCCCAGCTCCAATGGGGCGGCCTGGAGATTGCAGAAGGAGTCAGAGACGGGTATCTATACTGCAAGCACATCAAGCCGTTTAGCCTGGAACTGTACGGCCAATACTGGACGGCCTGGCAAGGATGAGGCCCTTGGAGGTGGCATGGATGACTGAACGAAAAATTTTTGGTTTCCCCAGTTACAACGTATCTCTTTCGGATGCAATTGAAATTGTGAAGTTTCGGCTGGATGACCCAGACATTGCCATGCAGTCAAAGGTTATGGCGATTGAGCAGGTGGCCGATATGGAAACACACAACAGTATCTCGAAGGATGACCTTGTTGGTGCGCTTAAATGGATTTATAAACACTATGACCTTCTGTGGGTTTTGTGAGGTGGCGGGGATGGCTATGCGAAGAATGCACTGCTGCCTGGACATTGAGGGCGGTATCCGCAACGCAAAGGACATTAAGGGGTGCATAACCATGTGGAGGATGACAGTGAATAACCTGTTTTTTGCCGACGCTGAGTGCCCCAACTGTGGTGGAAACTGTGGAAACGGAGGGCGTGGGGATACTTTTTATTGCCCCTCCTGCGGCTGGAAGGGGAAAATCGATGGAGCCGAAAATGATATGAAATTTATCGAGGAGTATATCCGGTTTTGCATGGAACGGGATAAGGAGGACGAGCATGGATAGCCTGGTTGTTGCTGAGGCTGTGTCCCCTAACCGTGGGCCGAGAGGGATCGGAGCAGATGCCAAAGCCGACGCCGGAAAGCCGCGGCCCACGCTGGTACCGGTCTCGCTGATCGAGGCCGTGGCAGCGGTACGCATGTTTGGGTGCGCCAAGTACCACGATCCGGACAACTGGCGTCAGGTTGAGCCGCAGCGCTACAGGGATGCTTTGTACCGGCACTGGCTGGAATATCTCAAAGGCGAGCAGTACGATCAGGAGAGCGGCTTGCCTCATTTGTGGCATTTGGCCTGCAATGCGGCGTTTTTGATTGAAATGGAGGGTGGGGAAACGTGAGCGAGTGGATCAGCGTGAAGGACAGGCTGCCGGAACCCGGGGAAAAAGTAATTACTTTTTTGAGGCTGGCCGGAAGCCCGATGATAGAAACAGGATATTTTATGGGCGATGACGGTTGGTATTACATAGGGATTGAAGCGCCACATCACGATGTTGTCACCCACTGGATGCCGCTGCCGGAACCGCCCGGCGGAGAAACAAAAAAGCCGCCCCTGTGATGGGGCGGCTTGGTGCGGGGGGGGGGATGCGCGGTAGAGCGCACATTACAGCAGCTCCCTCACATCCACGTCCAGCGCGTCCGCCAGAGCCAGAGCATTGGTGAGGGTGACGTTGCCCATCTTACCCTCGCCCTGCTCGATGCGCTGGATCTGTCTTTTATTGACGCCGGACCGCGCTGATAGCTCGTCGAGGCTCATGTGCTCACGGCGGCGGGCCCACTCCAGATTTGTGATTGGCTTATTGCGGCAGTCGCGTCCGTAAGACACCAGGGAGCAGACGGTACAGTCGCCGTCTGCCCGGATGCAGTCTCCGTATTTTCGCCTCATTTGATCACCTGGTTGTAGTATCCGTGCTCACCGTCGTTACCGAGCCGCTCCACGTCATCCAGACTATATCCCCTAAAATACTTGATTTGAGGTGGAACTCCCAGGCCGGGGAGGTCATGGTGATGCTTGTACAGGTAACGCATAAGCTGTATTTTGACCGGCTCGGTTAAATCATCCGGGATGCCGCCAGGCGCGGAAGCCTCCAAGTGGAGATATCCATCTTTGACCTTGCGGTCATCGGACAGGACATCCCATCCGTCCTCAGAAAACTTGACTACTGCTTTCCCACCGAAGCAGGACAAAGCGATAAGAGTGATTTCGTTGGCTTTTTCCATTTTACATCCTCCTTTTTTGTTGCCATCGTGAGCTCCGGGGTGGGATTTCTGTTTTTAGATTTCGCTTTGCCATGCTTCAAATTTTGCGATCATCGTATCATCTGATACTCTGTGATATTCCGCGACAATCCTCAAGTCCCCGGTCCCAGTGGCGGGCTCAACTTTCTCCCACCAGTCCCAGCCAAAGCCTCCTTGTACGTCCTCCTCGGCGGCTACGTCTACAAGCTTGTCGCTGTATGTCTCCTCATAGTTGTACCCGCTCCCGTCAACCCACTCTTTAATCTTGATAACTTCTCTTACTTCCATTTTTTTCTCCTTCTGCCCTCGTAACCTCCGGGGCGGGACGTTTCCTGCGTTAATATTGCCAGGTGATTTTTTGCTCGTTATCCATATCGACCCAAGCAAGTTTATAGGTCTTCTGGAGGTCATCTCCATGATAGCCGCTAACCGTGACATATACCCGGTGCTTCCCGTAGTTTTTCCACTCGCGCGCGTCCAACTTGTAGCTGTCATAGTAGCTCATAATTTTTTCCGCTTTACCCGTCAGGGTCTCGATAGTCTCATCCGTCAATCCGTATTTATCCATTTTTTGCTCCTCCTAATTTTGATCTGCCCGGTCCCTTGCTGTGATTATATTATACGCCAATATTGCCTAGTTGTCAAGACAAAATGCTAAAATTATCTGATATTTTTTTAGGAGGGGTGGCCGTTGGATGAGTTTCCTGAGAGGTTGAGGAGGCTGAGGGAGAGCAGGCGTCCAGTACGGAGTATGACGGTGACATCACAGTTGATGGGGCTAAGCCCTGACGCTTTGCGTAAATATGAGAGGGGTGAGGTAGAGCCCAAAATGACCGCTCTAAAATTGATCGCGGCATATTATAACATTAGCCTGGATGAACTTTGTAAGGGGGGGGATGAATAAACCTTAAATTTTTATAATCTCACAGAAAATATTGCGCACTCATAAAGTTTTATGAGCGGAAACCAGCATCTATGCGACAATGGGAGCGTGGGGGCGAATGCCTCCCGCTCCCTCTCCATTTCCTCCTTTCCCATCGCCGGGCCTCCCTCCCGGCAACGGCCCGCAGGCAAAGCCGTAAACCTGCAACATAGCCCGTAAGGGCTATATGCCGCCCTTACCCGCACGAGGATATGGACGGCCCTATGGATGTGCCCCGAGCTGCGGCGGGTGGCCCGCAGGCAGAGGGAGCCCCAGAGCATGGGGCCCCGTCTCTTAAATGCGGTGAGTATGGCAAAAGAGTTCGCGAAAAAGTTTTACAAATCTAAAGCATGGCAGAGAACGAGAGAGGCATATGCAGCAAGTGTAGGGCAGCTTTGCGAGGATTGCCTTGACGCTGGGATTTGTAACATCGGGGAGATTGTGCATCACAGGATAGAGATTACGCCTGACAATATCAACAACCCAGATATAACCCTTAATTGGGATAACCTAAGATTAGTTTGCCGTGACTGCCATGCAAAAGCTCACGGGGCGACAAAAAGATTTAAGGTTGATGCATTCGGGAGGGTAACAGCGAGGGGGGAGCCCCCCTGTTCCTCCAGATAGCGGGGCACGAGGAGACCGGGGGGTGGAGTACAAATTTCCTCTCCCGGGCGCGCAAGCCCCCCGCCTATTAACAGGGAAAGGGAATGAGATGACTAAAAGAATTACGGAAGAATCCGAAATCAAAAGGTTAACCAAGATTTATAAGGATTTACCTGAAAACCAGTTTGCAGTCGCGCAAGGGCTGATTGTGCAGGCTGCTCGTCTCAGAGTAAGACTTGATCAGCTCTGGAGAGAAATACAAGAGCACGGTGAGACCGAGATGTTTAGCCAGTCGGAGCGCACAGACCCATATGAACGGGAGCGCCCTGCCGCCCGGCTGTTCACGGCGACGGATAAAAATTATCAAAGCATTATAAAACAGTTGAACGAGCTAACACCACCAAGCAAGACCGGTGGCAAACTGTCAGAGATGATGCAGGATGGATAACTATATCTTGGCCTATTATCAAGCCATACAAAACGGAAGCGTCGTAGTAGGCCGGTGGGTGCACTTGTTTTTTGAGTACGTTGTAAAAGGGCTCCAGACGCAGACATTCTATTTCGCTCAAAAGAAAGCAAATAGAGCAATCCGATTTATAGAAACTTTTTGTCACCATTGTGAGGGCCGCGACGATCTATTAAAGTTGGAACTTTGGCAAAAGGCTGTTGTATCTGTGATATTCGGGATTGTGGGCGCTGATGGGCTGAGATGGTTCCGAGAGATCGTCATTGTCATTGCGCGAAAAAACGGGAAAACATTGTTTGCAGCCGCGATCATCGCCTATTGTGTGTATCTTGATGGAGAGTATGGAGCAAAGATATTTTGCGTAGCCCCTAAATTAGATCAAGCTGATTTGGTGTATTCAGCATTTTGGCAGACAATTCAAAAAGAACCTGAGCTTGCAGAGCTCATCCGGTCACGTAAAGCGGATTACTACATCGAAAGCACAAACAGTAGTGTTAAGAAGATAGCGTTTAACGCTAAGAAAAGTGACGGATTTAACCCACACTTAACAGTCTGCGACGAAATTGCCAGTTGGCCGGGAGACCAGGGGCTGAAACAATACGAAGTTATGAAGTCTGCACTTGGGGCCAGAAAACAACCGCTTATTTTGTCCATCTCCACCTCTGGATATGTCAATGAGGGAATATACGACGAGTTGATAAAGAGGTCTACCCGCTTTTTGCTGGGAGATAGCCGGGAGCGGCGACTAGCACCATTTTTGTATATGATTGATGATATCCAGAAATGGAACGACATCAACGAGCTTAGAAAAAGCAACCCAAATCTGGGCATCTCCGTTTCGGTTGATTATCTATTAGAAGAAATTGCGGTGGCCGAAGGAAGCCTTTCCAAAAAGGCTGAGTTTCTTACAAAATATTGCAATATAAAGCAAAATAGCTCACAAGCATGGTTGTCGACACAGGCAATAGAGAGGACCAGTGGGCCGATGCTGCACCTGGAGGATTTTAGAGGCTGTTATTGCGTCGGAGGTGTCGATCTATCCAGGACAACGGATTTGACGGCCTGCGTGGCAATCGTTGAAAAGAACGGACGGTTGTATGTGTTTGCCAAGTTTTTTCTGCCCGCAGAGAAAGCTGAGGAAGCCACTGCGCGTGACGGGCTACCATATTCTGCATATATCCAGCGCGGAATTTTGAAACTATCAGGGGACAATTTTGTGGATTACCGAGACTGCTTTGAATGGTTCCGTGGCTTGGTGGAGGAGCACCAGATTTATCCACTTAAAGTTGGATATGACCGTTACACAGCACAGTATTTAGTACAAGATATGGCTCAATATGGATTTCATATGGACGATGTGTTCCAAGGCTATAATCTTACACCGGTAATACGAGAGACGGAAGGACTTGTAAAAGACGGCGTGGTTTGCATAGGGGACAATGATCTGCTAAAAGTGCATCTCTTGGATATGGCGCTGAAAACGGAGGCAGAAAGTGGACGCTGCAAACCGGTGAAGATGAGCGCCAACGCTCATATTGACGGCGGTGCGGCGCTCCTTGACGCAATGACCGTGCGCCAAAAATATTACGCAGAAATAGGCGAACAGCTTAGGAATGGAGGGTAGCATGGGCCTGTTTGAGAAAATATTCAAACGCCCGGCGGCGCGTGGGGAGCCGGATGGATTTTTTAAAACTCTGACGGCGTATAGCCCCATTTTTACGAGCTGGAGCGGGCAACTATATGAGAGCGAGCTGGTACGTGCAGCTATCCACGCCAGGGCTACTCATATAGGCAAACTCTCTGTAGGAGTGTACGGCGCTGCGAAGCCGCGTTTGCAGACAAAGCTCAAAGCGGGTCCAAATGAGTGGCAGACCTGGGGACAGTTTCTGTATAGGCTATCCACTATTCTGGATTGCCAGAATACCGCATTTGTTGTGCCCGTATTAGATGAGTACGGCGAGGCGGCGGGGATATTCCCGGTGCTCCCCTCCATGTGTGAGATCATGCAGTATAGCGGCGAACCTTGGTTGCGTTATCAGTTCCAGGCGGGGCAGTTCGCCGCAGTGGAAATGCGCTATTGTGGTATCATGACTAAGTTCCAATACTCGGATGATTTTTTTGGAGAAAGCAATGCCGCGCTTGCCCCGACAATGGAACTTATCAACATCCAAAATCAGGGCATCACGGAAGGAGTTAAGAGCGCAGCGACATTCCGTTTTATGGCGAAATTAAATAACTTCACAAAGCCGGAGGACCTAGCAAAAGAACGGAAACGGTTTACCAGGGAGAATTTGCAGGGTGAAGAAGGCGGGGTGCTCCTGTTCCCCAATACATATTCAGAAATCCAACAGATTAAGAGCAGCCCGTTTGTTGTAGACGCAGAACAGATGCAGGCGATCAAAGAGAACGTATATGACTATTTCGGAGTAAATTCAGATATTTTGCAAAATAAGGCGTATGGAGATGCGTGGTCAGCATTTTATGAGGGTGCAATTGAACCCTTTGCAATTCAGATGTCAGACGTTATGACAAAGATGCTTTTCACGGAGCGGGAGCGGGCCTCTGGGGCGTTTTTGATGGCGACTGCAAACCGGCTGCAGTATATGAGCAACACAGAAAAGCTCAATGTGTCGGCCCAGATGGCGGACCGAGGTATTATGAACCGTGATGAGATAAGGGAGATTTGGAATCTGCCGCCGCTGCCAAACGGCCAGGGACAAGCCTATACGATCCGTGGAGAATACTATTTGCTGGACGCGGATGGAAGCACGACCGGGAAAGGAGATGGCTTAACAAGTGGATCTAACGGATAAGCAGCTCAATCGACTGGAGAATGGACGCGAATACCGAAACATGATCATGGAGATTAGGGCAGCGGACAACGAAGAGCAAATGCTTGTAGAGGGATACGCGACCACGTTCAATCAGCCTTATATGCTATACGATGGCAAATACTACAAGGTAATTGAGCAAATCGCACCTACGGCCTTCCAGGAGTGCGATATGGCAGATGTAATTATGCAGTACAACCACGAGGGGCGAGTATTTGCTCGAAACAAAAACGGAACGCTGTCTCTAACTGTAGATAATGTTGGGCTTAAAATTACCGCAGACCTTGGTGGCACGGATATCGGGAGACAGCTATACCAGGAAATAAAGGGCGGATACACCGACAAAATGTCATTTTCGTTTGTGGTTGGCGAAGATAAAAGAGAAACAACAGAAGACTACGAAAACAGTATTGAAATTGTCAACAGGACCATAACAAAAATCAAAAAAATATACGACGTCAGCGCCGTAAGCATCCCGGCTAATGACCTGACGAGTATAAGTGCCCGGAGATACGCCGACGGAGTGATCGGCAACATCAAGGCGGAGCGACTGGAACGGGCTAAGAAAAAACTTAAGCTTATGTTGGAGGTATAAAAAATGAACCGAAAAGAAGAGATTGAATCCCGCCTCGCCGCTATCAGTGCGGAAATCGATACCGATGGAGCGGACATTGACGCGCTCACCGAAGAGGTGCGGGCCTTAAAGGAAGAGCTGAGACAGCTTGATGAGGCCGCCGAAAAACGTAGAAAACTCCGCGAAGAAGTATCCAATGGAGCGGGAGAAGTAGTACGCCGGTTTGAACAACATACGGAGGCGCGCACATACGGGGCAGGAAGCAAAGAATACCGGAACGCATTTTTGAAAAATTTGCTCGGTCTTGATATGACCAGTGAGGAGCGAGCAGCATTTGTACATACCACTGCCAATACCTCTGCCGTACTCCCGACTACGATGCTCAACTCTATCTGGGATTTGGTGTCCCAGCGGCACGCGATCATGGGAGATATCACGGTCTACCGCACAGGTACGATCTTGGAGGTGGTAAAGCACACGGCGATTGCACAGGGCGCTGCGAAGACCGTCTCTGAAAACACCGCGAACGATGACGAGCAGAACACGTTTGTTAAAGTGACACTTTCCGGCAAAGACTTTTCCAAGCATGTTGATATTTCTTACGCTATGGATCGGATGAGTGTTGATGCCTTGGAAAGATACCTGATCGACGAGATCAGCGCGAGCCTCGGTGATGCAATGGCGGATGATGTCGTTTCGCAGATCGGGACGGATATGACTGCCGGGAATAAGGTAAACAGCGCCGTAAATAGCGCATTGACCTTTAAAGAACTGGCGGCGCTGTTTGGGAAGCTAAAACGGGTAGGTACTGTAACGGTATATGCGACACGCGCCACCATCTATAACTATCTGGTCGGTATGGTGGATACCACTGGGAGGCCCATTTTCCAGCCCTCCGCACAGGCCGGGCAGGAAGGCGTCATTTTGGGAGCTCAGATCAAAGTTGAGGATTCTGTCGACGATAATGTAGTGCTTGTAGGCGATGCCCGGCGTGTGGTGTATAACATGATCCAGGATATCATGATCGAGAGCGATAAGGATATCAAAAAGCACGTGACAACGTATTCTGGGTATGCGCGCGGGTCCGGCGCGCTGATTGACCCGGACTCCTTTGCGCAACTGACTATTACCACTGCTTCGGGGGGTTAACAAGCTATAACCTCGCGCGAGAGCCGGAATATACAGCCGGGGCCTTGGAGGCGCTGACCGTCAGCCAAATCAAGGCCCTGGCATCTGGCTTAGGTTATAGCATCACGAAGACAAAAAAGGCTGACATTATTTCTGAATTTTTGGGGCAACGGGGGGGATAACGATGCGGGAAAAGGTCAAGCTTGCGCTGCGGATCACGACTGCGGCGTTTGATGACGAAATCGATGACTTGATCGTTGCGGCGATGGCCGACCTCCGTATCTCCGGTGTTACGCAGCATGACCAAACGGACCCGCTCATTATACGGGCAGTGGTTACATACTGCCGGGCAAACTTTGGCAGCCCGGATGAGTATGACAGATTAAAAGCGTCTTATGATGAGCAGAAGGCACAGCTTAAAACGTCCACCGGCTATACCGATTGGGGTGAAGACGATGGATAGATCAAGAGTGCTCACCCTTATCGGAGTAACATATACCACAGATAGCATTGGACAGCGTGTGCCACAGGAGGAGCCGCGCAACGTGTTTTGCGATGTGACGAGCATATCGGCGAGCGAGTGGTTCGACGGGGGACGTGTCGGTCTGAACCCGGAGCGCCGCGCGATCTTATTCTCCCATGATTACGCGGGAGAAGAAATCTGCGAACTGGACGGCGTGCGATATGGCATATACCGCACCTACATCGGGCGTAATGAAACCATAGAGCTGTATCTGGAGCGTAAGACTGGGGTGTAACTATGGCAGGAATATCAATCTCGGAGCTGAGCACAGAAATTGAACGCGCTCTTGCAGACTATGGGAGGTGCACTGCGGACGAAGTAAAAAAAGAAGTGCAAACAATAGCGAGTCAAACAATACAACGCCTGAAAAGTACGTCTCCAAAAAAATCAGGAAAGTATGCCTCCGGCTGGACCGCAACAGTAGCATATGAAGATGAAGAGAACATCAGGGTAAATATCCATAATAGAAAAAAACCTCATCTCACGCACCTGCTGGAAAATGGACACGCAAAATTAGACGGAGGACGCGTCGAAGGGATCCCACATATAGGACCGGCGGAGGAAAAGGCAAGACGTGAGTTAGAAGGCAAAATAAAGGTGGTGTTGAAGGGGTGACGCTGGAAGAAATCAGGCACGTACTGGGCACGACCGGATACCCTGTGACTTACCGGGCGTGGCCGGAGGGCGATGCCACCGCACTCCCGTTTATCTGTTACCACACCACATATAGCGACAACTTTGTGGCGGACAACGCTGTATATCTGCCTATAGACCATATCAGGGTTGAGTTGTATACAGCGGTCAAAAGCCGGGATATTGAGATAAAGGTGGAGGACGCGCTGTCATGGACCACATGGGAGAGGTCGGAGACCTATATCAACAGCGAGAAGTGTTACCAGATCACATACGAAATTGAGGTGTAGATATGGCTGAAAACAAAGTGAAATACGGGCTCAAAAATGTCCACTACGCTGTGCTGACAGAGGCAGATGGTGACGTTACATATGCAACGCCCGTCGCCATTCCGGGTGCGGTGAATCTCTCACTCTCTGCACAGGGAGATGAGACCAAATTTTATGCAGACAATGGTGCCTATTATGTTACGGCGGCGAACGACGGGTATAGCGGTGACCTTGAGATCGCCTTGCTTCCCGACAGCTTCCGTGAGGATATTTTGGGAGAAAATATGGATACAACCGCGAAGGTGCTCACAGAAAACGCAAATACAGAACCGAAAGCGTTTGCTCTGCTGTTTGAGTTTGACGGAGACCAAAAGGCCACCCGGCATGTGCTGTATAATTGCAAAGCCACTCGGCCTACTATGGCAAGTCAGACGACCAACAGCGCGAAAGAGCCGAACACTGACACTTTGACCATTACGGCGTCTCCTCTTGCAAACGGGAACGTAAAGGCAAAGACCACCTCTGAAACCACGGAATCGGTCTATAGCGGCTGGTACGGGAATGTGTGGATGCCAAGCGAGGGCGGCGCATGACAACGACAGTTATGATCGATGGGAGAGCCATAGCCTTTAAAGCTACGGCAGCGATTCCGAGACTGTACAGGCTGAAATTTCGCAGAGATATCATGCGGGATATGCAGGAGATCGATAAGGCCGTGAAAAAGTCGGAGGACGGTGAGGAGGCGATTCCCCCTCACCTTCTGGAGGTGTTTGAGAATATGGCTTTTATCATGGCGAAACATGCTGATTCGACAATCCGGGAGAACACAGTGGAGGACTGGCTGGACGGGTTTGAGACCTTTTCCATCTATGAGGTGTTCCCACAAATTTTTGAGTTGTGGCAGCTCAATACTGAGACGCTTTCGAACGCAAAAAAAAACAAAATCCCATAGACCGGGAGATGACAACTGCACTGCTGTTACTCCGGTCAGTGCAGCTCGGCATATCAGTCCGTGACTTGGAGTTGCTGACAGTGGGCATGGTCAACGATATGTACATAGAGGCCGAAAATGACAAATGCACCTATAACACCATAGCATCGCAGGACGATATGGACCGGTTTTAAAGGAGAGCTGAAATGGCGGATAGAATCAAAGGTATTACCATAGTAATCGGCGGCGATACCACCGGTCTGAGTAAGGCGCTCTCCGGAGTAAACAAGCAGATTAGCACAACGCAGAGCAACTTAAAAAATGTGGAACGCCTGTTAAAAATGGACCCCGGGAATACAGTCCTTCTGGAGCAAAAACAACGGCTCTTAAATGATACACTTGATGCAACAAAAGAAAAATTTGAGGCATTGAAACGGGCAGAAGAGCAAGTCAAAAAACAATTTGAGAGCGGAGAAATCGCCCGTGAGCAGTATGACGCATTTAACCAGACGTTGGAAGAGTCAAGGATACGGATGGAGAGAGCTGCGGAGGCCGCCGAAAAGTTTAGCGCGTCTGGTGAAAAAATGGCGGCGGCAGCCGGGAAAGTAAAAGAAGAGGCGGATGGGATATCAAAAGCGTTTGCACCGGCAACAAAAGCGATAGGTGCTCTGGGCGCGGCAGCCATTGCTGCGGTACCTGCCACAGAGGATTTGAGAGCGGACTTGTCCAAGCTGGATCAAAACGCCAGAGAGGCGGCGGTCGGGATCGGGATCGCAAGAGACGCCTTCCGCGATTTGTATGTCGTTACGGGCGAGGAGGACAGCAGTGTTGAGGCGGTGTCCAACCTCTTACAGGCGGGATTCACCGAAAGCAATTTACAAGTGGCTGTGGAAGGGCTCGCCGGTGCGGTTACGAGATTCCCGGATACGCTCAAAGTAGAGAGCTTGGCGGACAGTTTGCAAGAGTCTCTTGCCACAGGCAATGCGACAGGACAGTTTGCGGAGCTGTTAGACCGGCTGGGAGTCGGGGCGGAAAACTTTACGGACGGGTTAGCCGCCGCCGGTACGGAAGCGGAAAAGCAGAGCCTTGTATTAAGCACCCTTGCTCACGAAGGACTTACAGATACCTATAACGCATGGGTGGACAACAACGAGGCCCTTGTGGAGGGTCGAGAAGCAAACATAAAGTTTAAGGAAGCTATGGCGGACTTGGCAGAACAGGTGCAACCGCTTATCACGAAAATCACAGAGCTTGCATCCGTTTTTTTGACGTGGTTTAACGATCTTGACGACGGTGAGCAGGGTGTAGTGATTGCCATGGCTGGAATCATTGGCGCTATCAGTCCGCTGGCGAGTATGGTGTCAAGCATATCCTCTATACTACCAGCGTTCACGGGACTGCTGGATGGGGTAAATATTAAATTGCTCGGCATATCTGCGGCTATTATTGCGATTGTCGCGCTCGGAGCATCCCTAGCGGATGCGTGGGATGATATGAGTGGGATTCAAAAAGCGGCAGCCGCCTTCGGGATGATTACGGCCGCCGCATTGACGGCGGCTGTCGCGCTTGGCGCGTTTCACGCGGCGTGGTCATTGGGGGCTGCGGTGGCTGGTATTGTAGCGGGCATTGGCCTCGTGGTAGCGATGATAAAAGCTGCAACAAACGAAGCAAAATCCGCAGTCGACTCCATGAACAGCACCGCACGAAGCGGCGGCATGAATATCCCAGGATTTGCAGACGGCGGTGTGGTACGCCCCAATGACCCGTTCCTTGCCATGCTTGGCGATAATAAGAGAGAACCAGAAGTCGTTGCACCATATTCAACGATCAAAAAGGCGACGGCAGACGGATATTCTGAGATTGCCGGGAGGACGGGGGCACAGAGATACATCGGGAGCACAAGGCCGGTCAATATGACCATGGATGGAGTGACATTCGCCCGGCTGTCCATGCCCTATATGCTGGACGAGCTGTCCAGGCGTGGAATACGCATTGCAGAGGGATGACATATGAGTGTTGTTATGGATGGTATTACATACCAAGTGCGGGTAAGGGTAGATAGCTTGGGGAGGTCCTTCAGGATCCCAGACGGGGAAAATGCGGGGGATTTGCTTTCCGGGCGGTATTCCAGGGATATCATCGGGACCTATTACGACTATACGATGGAGGTTGAGCCTGACCCCAGGCATCCGCAAGATTATGACAGCTTTTTCGAGGCAATCAGCGCCCCAGTGGACAGTCATAGTATTACTGTGCCATATGGCCAGATCACACTCACATATGACGCTATGGTAACGGAGGGAGAGGACCGCGCGGGGGCAAAGTTCGGCGGTGTGCAAAGGTGGCATGGCCTGAGCATAAACTTCACGGCGATCAAGCCGAAAAGACTCCCGGAGTAGGAGGGCAATGTGCAAAACAGGATCGTATACGGAGACAGAGAATTTACACACGACCAGATCAAATCGGGGAACTGTTATCTCGCGGTCTCTCTGATATCTGATAGTTTGGAGTTCAACACATTGTCGGTAGTCGTAGAGACTACCGACAGCAGTGTACGAAATTTCCGGCGAGATGCGCCACTGGAATATTATTACGGGGCGCGTCGTGTCGGGCTGTTTTACGTGCAAAGCATTGAGCGAGAGACGGCGAATCAATATAAGATATACGCAATCTCCACAATGGGGTTACTGGATGCCCGCAAACACTACGGGGGTATGTATTCGGGCCAGACAGCCGGTGCGGTGATTGCGGATATCTGCGGCGGGTTGCCCGTAAATGTACAGGGCCGTTTGGCTGAGCGTAAACTATATGGATGGCTCCCGTACTCTGATAGTGCTAGGTCAAATTTGGCACAGGTGCTCTTTGCAATAGGCGGAACTGTAAAAACAGACCTTGACGGAGTGATCCGAATAGAAGAGCTTTGGAGTGGTACCATTGGCGTGATTCCGGACGATAAGATGTTCCGCGAGGGCGCAGTGGTGGGATATGATGATAGATATAGTGCCCTGATCCTCACGGAGCATCAATACATCCAAGGCGGAGAAGAGCGCACGCTTTTTGAGGGTGAAACAGTCGGCGGTGACGTGGTGACGTTTGATGAGCCGATGTACGGCTTACAAGCGTCCGGATTTACGATTTTGTCGTCTGGCCCAAATCATGCCGTGTTGTCCGCTGGAGCGGGTACGCTCACAGGATTTTCTTACGTGCATAATAGCCGCGAGGTAAGGAAAATCGTAGACGCAACTGCAGCGGAAAACGTCAAGACCATTTCTGACGCAACCCTTATCTCGCTTGCAAACTCTGTAACCGTTGCCGAGCGATTAGCGGCATATTATAGGAGCTCCAATTATATACAGGCCGGTGTGGTATATGACACGCAGGACCCAGGCGATGTAATGGACGAATTTGACCCATTTGAGCGGCAACTTGGGACTGCGTGTATCCAGAGCCTGGATATCAACATTTCCGGCAAACTCAGGGCAACGTGCAAAAGCCTGATCGGCTATCGCCCTCCTGCGCCAGATGATACGCAGTATTATGATTATGTGGAGGTATTATCCGGCCAAGGTACATGGACCGGGCCGGAAGGGATAACCGATATAACGGCGGTCCTGATCGGCAAAGGGCAGGATGGACAAGCTGGGCAAAATGGGCAGCCAAGCGAAAACACAAAAATTATTGTCACCTCGGAAGAGTCGGAAGGCGGGGGTACCTGGAGCTGCTCCGCCGGTACACCCGGTGTAGGTGGAGAAGGAGGAGAAGGAGGAGAAGGGGGGAAAATACTCCGCGTGGAGATGGAGATACCCACGTCTGGAGGGATTACATATAACACGACAGCAGACGAGGTTGTCTTTGGCGAATATACGTCCGCAAACGGTACGGCCATGCCGAGCGGGTATAATGATCTGCTGACCGGCACCGTATACGCCAAGAGGGGGAATGACGGCGTAAAGGGCGGTGATGGCGGCGATGGTGGCGATCTATCCGATCACACAGGCGGTTATGACGGAGAGAGCGTATACGTTGATTTGGGCGGAAAAGGAAGTGAAATGGCGGAGCAGCCGGGGGTGGGGCTAAATCGAAAATTCGCGGGAGCTGGCGGCGGTGGAGCAGCGTATGGGGCCCCTGGTAACAACTCCAAGAGCTGCTTTTTGGTCGGTAATGGTGCGAATGCGAGCGATGGACAGGATGGAAAAAATTATGGATGCGGCGGCGATGGTGGTAATGGCGGTGGCGGCTCCGGCACAAACGGTGCGGCCAGAATCACGGCAGAAGCGGGTGCCGCACCAGAGGGCATTTGGTATAACCCGGACAATGGAACTGGGGGCACAGCAGGGGCCGCAGGGCACGGGAAGGCCGGTTGCATCCTGGTCTATTACCGTAGACCTGTGCCGACTTATGCCGGGGCATTTGCGGAGTCTGGCGGTCATTTTGTGGTCGACGCATCCGGACGGCTTATCATTGTGTGAGGTGACTTATGACACAAAATGAATTTAACACGATGCTCATGGCGGCTTTATCCGATGGGCTGCCAAGTGGGTACTATACAAGCCAATACAATGGAGAAGATATCGATAACGCCATAACCAAAACATCTCAGCTCACAGGGCGTAATCTGCTGGACAATTGGTATTTTGTGAATCCTATTAACCAACGTGGTCTGGATAGCTATGCAAATAGTAGTGGACTCTATGGTATTGATAGGTGGAAGATACTTTCAGGGCTTTCAAATTTTTGCTACGTTGAAGTTAATGATGGTTATGTGGCTATTGTGAATGCGAATACAACGCCAGGTAATTATATCTATATCGCCCAATATTTTGAGTATGAAATCACGCCAGCTGGCGTTTCACGGACAGTAAGCATTATGGACAAAGACGGGGTTGTGAGGTCCAGCACAAACTCCAATGGTATTAACTGGGTATATGGCGATGGGATTTATATTTATCAGGGCGACGCTAAGAGTCTGAACATCAGATTGGATGCTGGCAAGCGGTTGAATATGAAAGCAATCAAGCTTGAACTTGGTCCAAGTCAAACCATTGCCCATCAGGACATAGCAGGAAATTGGATGCTGAACGAAATCCCGGATTACGGGGAGCAACTGGCACGGTGTCAGAGGTACTATCAAATTTTCGCGACTCAGTCGGTTAGACCGACAAACAAGGACGATTTTAGGCCTGTAATGAGGACAACCCCTGCGCTTAGCACAATTACAATCGGCAGCACAACGTATTATACAGCTAGTGCAGAACTTTGAGGAGGCCAAAATGGACAATACATCAAGAGTCTATATCAAAACAGATGACCAGGGCCGGATTATCCGATGCGAGGGCGAATACACCCTGCCAAGCAATTTGGACGGGTGGGTGCTTATCGAGGAGGGACCGCCCTGTGACCGCCTCAATTTGGCCCAGACGCACTATTTTGGTGTTGGACTTTGCACCGACGACGGTATCCCCCGGTATAAGCTGGAGGACGTACAGGCAGTAGCACGTACCGATGAGGAGATCGAGGCAGACCGTGCAGCGCTGCCAAAGCCAGGTCTATCTGGCCTCACGGCTCGCGTAGAAGCACTAGAGGAGATCACAGCAGCAATTGAGAGAGGGCTATCCACATGAGACTAAGAGCAACAGGCCAAACGCTGGAGTTAGTAGAGTCTGAACGACTGGTCTCCGGGTCGGTAGAAATCTATACGGCAGCATTTGAGTTTGACGCAGCCTGGGATGGATATGCAAAAACAGCGGTGTTTACAGACGATATGGGCCGCAGCGCTGAGATTGCATTGACAGATAATACATGCACAGTCCCATGGGAAATCCTTCGGGCGGGCAAGTATATCCATATAGGCATATATGGAGTAAATGGGGACAAGCGATATCCGACGATTTACACAGCGAACGGTCTCAGGGTCTTTGAGGGTGCATTGCCCGCAAACCCATCTCAGCCCCCGAGCCCCACAGAGTATGATCAGCTATTGAGCATGATCGGAGACACAGCGGCCCTTAAAACCACGGACAAGTCCTCTTTGGTTGCGGCAATCAATGAGATATACCAAGCAGGCGGCGGCGGAAAGTCCGTTACAGATGCCCAAGTAAATGAGGACGGCGACCTTATCATCACCCTGTCAGACGGCACCACCATCAACGCGGGGCATGTAGTGGGCGCGGATGGTGTGCAAGGACCGGAAGGACCTCAAGGGCCGCCTGGCACGGAAGGAAAGCAGGGACCAGCGGGGCCCAAGGGAGACACCGGGGGGCAAGGCCCGCAGGGGCCAAAAGGTGACACCGGAGACACCGGCCCGCAGGGTCCCGCAGGTGCGGATGGCGTCGGCCTCCCCACGGTGACCGTAGAGGACAACGGCATGTATGCGGGCGTGGTGGACGGAGCGTGGGGCAAGGTGAGCGCGCCGGGTGGGAGCGGAGAGTGGACACTGCTATGGGAGCATACATTTTCGGAATCTGACGTGGGTACGGCATACTGGGAATGGAATGTAACCGACATAACAGAGATATCAGTCAGGACCTGGGGGCTACAGTCAAATCAAACGATGGGGTGGCAGCTTAAAGTCAATGGGGTAAGCCTCACAAATAACGTGGCCGTCCGCAACACGGATGGCATCAAGCATCAAATCATACATGCCATATTTGCCGGAGCCCATTGGATCACACGGATATCCACCTATGACTATGACGCGATGTCTGCGTCCTCGCTAAATAATACGGCATCGCCCACTGGCGCAAATATGGGAGATGGTAAAGCCCAAACGATCCAGTTTGCTCAAAGCGCCGTACAGGACTACCAGATATATAGCGGACAAGTAAAGATTTGGGTGAGGTAGCGATATGTACAAAGTAATAGATAATGTCAAAATCCTCATGACAGCAGAAGAGCTCGCGGAGCTGGAGGCCATGGGACAGGCCCAGCCTCCCATCTCGCCCACAGAGGCGGAACGGCTCTCCGCGCTGGAGGCGGCCATGCTGGAGCTGATGATGGGAGGGACAGGCGATGGTTGAGTTTATCCGCATCCAGTATCGTCTGGGCCGTCTGACGGCGGAGCAGGTGCGCTCCATGGCCCCGAAGTGGATCACTGCCGATCAGGCGGAAGAGATTATCCATATGTGACAGGCCAACTTGGCCGGAAAGGAAATTTATTATGAAACACCTCTACGAGTACATCAACGAGATCATGGACATCGCCGAAGTCAATCACGCGGAGCCGCAGAACGCCAAGGATATGTTTTTGGCCAACATCCAGAACGCCGGGGACCCCACGCTGCCCCACTACAGGGACGCGGGGAATGTGGACTACGCCGCGCTGGCGGAGGATCTGCCCAGACTGATCAATGAGGGAGCGCCCCTCACTCAGGCGGTATTTGACCACTACAAGGCGCTGGTGGAGCTACACAGGGCCGGGCGGTACGCCGAGGCGGTGGAGCTGATGCGCGGGGCTGTGGAGGCGGCTGAGGGCGATGAGTAAGTACGTCGCCTCCATCCCACTGGGGGACATCGAGCGCGTCCAGATATACATCAACAAGTCGGTCAAGACCCTGGCCGAGATCAAGGCGGAGACCGGGGCGGACTATCTGATTAACGGCGGACTGTACCAGGGGCCCAAGGCTGTGTGCCACCTTCGGGCGGATGGGCGGACCTATGCTAAGGACCCGTATACCTACTGGGGCTATGCCTGGGACACAGGGCCGGACATCACCCTGCGCTCTGTCCCTGCGGCGGAGCGGCGGAATTACATCTGCTGTGTGTGTCTGTTGCGGGGTGGGAAAGCCGAAACGCTGATTTATAACCGGGATGTAGGGGGCAGCAGGCCCAGAACAGCCATAGGGCTCAAGGACGGGGCGCTGTGCCTCTACTGCACCGACAGCGGGCGGACGCCGGAGGAGCTCCAGGCCGAGCTGCTGGCCCTGGGGTGGGAGAGCTCCGTCATGCTGGACGGCGGCGGCTCCTCTCAGTGTGATCTGGCGGGGAAACGGATCGTCAGCAGCCGGAAGGTACACAACCTCATCCTGGTCTACACCAGAAAGAGGGCCCCATCCGAGCCCGACGACAGCGATAAGGAGGACAAGCCTATGAGCACAAAATACACCGTATGTCTTGACCCCGGCCACGGACCGGATACGGTCAATGGGTCTCCAGACGGGAGTTACAAAGAGAGAGAATTTGCCTGGGATATGTATACCCGCATCCGCCCGCTGTTGGAACGGCATGGCGTCAATGTGATCTGCACCAGGACGGAGGACACCAAGCCCAGTCTGACCGCCCGTTGCGAGGTGAGCAACAAGGCGGGAGCGGACCTGTTTGTCTCTCTGCACTCCAACGCCGATGGCGGCTCCGGCTGGGGGACGGCGCGGGGGCTGCTGGTCTATACCTCCAGCGGGCCCATGACGGCCAAGCGCAATGTGGCTGCCACTGCCATTGTCAACCGGGCCCACGAGGCCGGGGTACGGCTCCACGGAAGCGGCGTCGCCCACCAGATCGAGTACACGGTGTTGGCAAAGACCGACGCACCCGCCGTGCTCATCGAGTATGGATTCCACACCAACCAGGAGGACATTGGTCTGCTGAAAGACATCTCCTACCGGGACAAGCTGGCGGAGGCCACGGCAATGGGCGTGTGCGATTTCCTGGGCGTCACCTGGACGGCGGAGAGCGGCGGGGATGGCACAGATACCCCGGCCGCCGATCGGGCCGCTGAGGCGTGGCAGAAGGCGAAGGACAAGGGCGTCCTGGACGGCACACGGCCCACAGACCCGGTCACCCGGCAGGAACTAGCCGTGGTATTAGATAGATTAAACTTGATTTGACGGAGGTACTTACTATGGATATCACTGAGCTTGGCATTGCGGCGCTGCCCGCGATCACAATCATCTGTCTACTGGTGGCCCAAGCCGCCAAGGCCACGGCGCTGGACAACAAATGGCTCCCGGTCATCTGCGGTGCGGTGGGCGGTGCGCTGGGTTCGCTGGCGATGCGCATCATGCCGGATTACCCGGCGCAGGACTACATCACCGCCGTTGCAGTTGGCATCGTCTCCGGTCTCGCGGCAACAGGCGTCAATCAGGTCTATAAACAGCTTACCGGAGGCAAGGAGGGCTAAGCGATGGAGTGGACCACAGTAACAGTGATTATCGCCCTTGTGGGCCTTGGGGCGGCAATTATTAAGCCGATTGTATCACTCACGAGGTCCATTACTGAGCTAACAATCCAAGTCAAGGGGCTACGTACCGATATGGATAAGCAGACCGAGCACAACCGCGAAATCCACAAACGCTTGTGGGATCATAATGATGAGCAGGATGATCGGCTGGACGACCACGAGCGGCGGATCGGCTCCCTGGAACACAAAACTAAATAATTATTTGTATGTAGAGAGGAGCGCCCATTGCGGGTGCCCCTCTTTTTATGCATAGTTCACCTCATTACAACGCAAGAACGGTACAGCGCCATATCAATCATCCTTTCCCGGCACGGTGGGCCTAATTCCGTGTGTAATTCCGTGTGCAATTTTTTGTTTTTTGATTGGTGATGAGTCGCATCTAATGACGCTCAATCGCAAAATAAAAAACCTACAATCAATTGCGGCTGTAAAGAAAAAACCAGAAACGTAGATTTCTCAACGCTTCTGGTTTTGGAGCAGGTGAAGGGAATCGAACCCATATGAAAAACGCCTATACCCATTGATATAAAAGGATTTAGATATTTGCATGTGTAATTTCGTGTGCAAATTTTTTATTTGCGTCGTCCACGATGGACTCAAAATAGGCGTTTATCATATCATCGGCAGTGTCCCTATCAGACGAAAAGACGTGCTGGTATACTGATTTCATGGTATTGTCCGTAGCCCATCCTCCGCGCTTCATGGCGATTTTATCGACGATGCCGAGGGAGAGCATGACAGAGGCATTTGTGTGGCGCAATCCGTGCACTCCCACAAACGGGATACCAGAGCGCTCAGAAATTTTTTTGAGGTTATTGTAGATCACGCTGGGGTCCATCTTGAAAACCCTACCATTTCGTTTTGAAATATCCGGTTGGTATGACTCCAGCTTTGTTAGAATGTAGTCAGGACAAGAAAGCACGCGCCGAGATGAGGCATTTTTGAGTTCGCTTTTTTCTACGTATTCCCCGTCCTCGTTAGGCACTAGGGCATGTTCAATTTTCAGTTTCTTTTCGTTGAAATCGATGGACTCCCACTGGAGCCCCATAATTTCTGACCGGCGAAGGCCCAACCACACTGCCAGCAGGATCGGAATCTCGGCAATGTTCCCCTGACAGGCGGTGATGAGCTCTACGATTTGAGTAGCATCTAAATATGCGTGCTCCTTCGTCCTTTTTTGAGGGTATTTGAGCCCCTTGGTATTAATATCCTTGTAGTCAGACAGAACCGCCGCAACAAGACCGATAGAGTTCTTTAGCGTTTTGGCCGAACATGTTTTTGCGTCATCGCTGATTGCTTTTTGTAGAGCAGCCTTATCAATATCCCGAACACGAGCCGTCATTAGCGACTTGAAGCGGTTTTTTTGTATTCCCTTGTATCCCATGATTGTGGCAGGGGAGAGAACGGCACGCCGCTCTTCGATGTATTTGCTGATTGCCGCGTCCAGTGTGATACGGTCCTTCGGCGTTTCCAACTGCTCAATCAGGCCGGCCCTCAAAGCAACAGCCTTTGCTTGGCACACATCCGGAGCGGCGTCAACCACGCTGACCCGCTTCCCGGCCACCATTACTTGGCATCTGTATTGCCCGGACGGCAGACGCTGCGGCGTGGGCAATTTTGTTTTCATTGACAAAATCCTCCTACCTGATAAAATAGAAGGGTAGGCACTGCTCTGTGGTCTACACCTTCCCGCCGCTCCTGGTGTGCCAGCACCGGGGGCGGCATTTTTATTCTAGTCCGACCTGCGCTTTCGCCGTCACCTTTCCGCCTTGAAATGTGACATTTGCGTTTGCGCCAAGGACCCCCTCGCCCTCCCAGGTAAATATTACAGTATAATATTCGTTACCAAAGCCTAAGTCAGAGGAGGCAAGTTCCTCGCCTCTAGACCCTATGATGTCAAATACCTCTTGGTACTCCATCCCCGTTTTGATTTCGTTGTACTCTGCCAAGCTGATTGTGGGGGGATTATATCCGCTGTACTCATACGTTTCAAACAAACTGTATGTATTTTTTCCGTTCAGATACGTCGCATAGATTTCTGAGCTATTATCGATATTAACAACATATAAAATGGTGTTTTCAATTCCGAGTTCTGCTGCAGCCGTCATTGCGTCCATCGATGCAATGGACCATGATTCCGCGTCTGCGGCCCAATTTTCTGGGGATTCGCCCGAGTTTTTTGCCAGCGTAACAGAGTCACTGAGTTCTTGGCTCGACGCGTATATCTCAAGTTTTTTCCCGGAGGCCTTTAGCGTGATTTCATCTTCAGAGAACAGTCCACTTAAACAATCCAAAACAGAAGAATAATCTCGGCCAGAGTCCGGCTGTAATGATGCCGATGCTGCTACGGACTGAGCAGGCACATCATTTTGGGGTGTTGCTATTGGCTGATTTTGTTTGGCCTCAGATGAGCAAGCCGTCGCCGCAAAAATAATACAGCAAACGGATAGTGCAAAAAACATTTTGCGCATCACTTTAAACGCTCCCTACCCAATAATATTTTTTATCATATCATTTATCCCACTGAAATAAAGGTAATTCGAGATGAGCACGTATGCGATGACCACAACAAATATGGCAACGATGGCGATAAATGCAATCCTGGTAATACGCTTAGAGCCCTCTTGTGGATCAGTGTGCCGACCGCAGTTTGGGCACTTTTTACCGCTGTACTTCGCTCCACACCCCGGACATTTCATAATTTCTTCCTCCTCTTAACTATATGTCCCATAATCCGTACTATTGCACAAAAAAGTCAAGTTTGTCGAAACGCTTAAAATATATAATGAAGTTTGGTAATATTCAGGACTTGATTTATTAGAACTAATGTTCTATACTGATGCCACTGACAAGGCCGGGAAAGTTGTGGGAAAGGATGAGCTATGGAGGAAAGAATTGCCAGTGACAAAAATAAGTGTAGCGTGGTAAAATTAGGTAGAGCTCAAAACAGTGAGGCGCGCCCCTGGGAAAGGGGAATACTTATGCCAAGCGACAAAGCGGAGATATTGCGCCTTTTCCCACAGCTTACGGATGAGGAACAGGCGGTTATTCTCGACTTGATAAAATCCCTTTTATCTGGGCAAGAATCAAGCGTTGCTGCTCCGGTGTCAATTGGTCGATAAGTCCTGAAATTTCAGACGCTGGCCCACTCTCGGAACCGGGGGTGGGCCTTATTTCATATCCGGTTTCCAGCAACTCATCTCCGGATACACCTAATATTTTTGACAGCTTTTTGAGTTTCTGGACATCTGGCTGCCTCTTTTCGGTCTCGTATCCGCAATATGTGCTTTTATCTATACCCATTAAATCGGCGACTTGCTGTTGGGTGAGGCCGCGCCTCTCTCTTGCGGCCCTAAGGTTTTCACTAAAACTCATGAGACTCACTCCTTGGGTGCATTATCTCACGATGTTGGCGCATTGTCAACTTTTTTATGCTTCCCCTCTTGACAAGTTGGCGATACGCCATTATACTATACTTAGGTTGGCGAAATGCCAACGATTGGGGGTGTGGAAATGTATCCAAACTTGCTCGGCCAAAAAACGTATCGCCATCTGACCGACGAAGATATGGCTAAGATCATAGGGGTCAGCAGAACCGCATATCAGCAAAAGATAAAGAGCGGGCGCTTTTCGGCGGACGAATGCAAGGCATACTGCTCGTATTTCGGCAAGCGATTTGAGTACCTATTTGCCGAAGACGGCGACCAATACGCCAGTTAGAAAGGAGGGGAAAGCATGGCAAAGCTACCGAGAATCACGCTGGAGATGGAAGGATTGGATGAGCTAATAGCAGCAACGGAAAAGGCAAGGGGCTTACTTGACGAACTCCGTGATACGCTGGATGAAATCAGCATCACACAGACCTCGTTACAGGTGAAAATAAATCAGCCGACGGCTGGCACCGACGGCTGACGCGAAGTTAGGTATCGAATGTGACGGTGATTTTGGCGTCATCTGGAATGATGCGAACATCTAGCCCGGATTTCGTGCGTTCCGATTCAATTTCACTCTGATCAGAATAGCTTGTAATCGGATAGGTCTCTCTGCAATCCGGGCATACCAAGTGTCTGCCTCCAAGTTTTTTGACTGTAAAGAGAGCGCCGCATTTACATTTAAACAGATACATGTTCTCACCTCCTCCCACCACCCAAATCATACCACAGGGCGGGGGAGGGGGCAAGCGGAAAGGAGGAACCACAATGCCGAAGATAAGGCCGCTCACCAGTGAGGGACGGGAGGCAGAGCAGACCAAAAAATGTAACGATGTCCTGGCTGTGGCGCTCCGACGGCACAGAGTAGATACAGGCATCCAGGATCAAGTGCTCTGTAAATCCCTCGGGATCAGCAGAAACGCCATTATTAACTACAAACGGGACCCCGGTGTGATGACACTGGATATGGCCCGGAAAGTATCCCATGCCATTAAGGTGAGCCCAGAGGATTGGCTTGCCATTGGGGGGTACAAAGTATGATCCCCCGTCGCGATCTGGCCCTGCTGGCGCTGATCCCAGCCATCTACCTTGCGGCCTGCTGCGGGGTCTACGCGCTGGATGCTGGCCCATCCATCGCCCACACGCTGGACAAGCACTCCGGCGGACCTGTGTTGGTACGGGAGCTGATGGAGGCGGAGCTTATCAATCCCACTCCATTATCGGACGAGCTGTACATAGTCCTGCTGGATGCCTGCGAGGAGAGCGGCGTAGAGGTGCCGCTTGCGCTTGGCGTGATCGAGGTGGAGAGTGGTTTTGACGTGGACGCGGTGAGCCCTGCGGGCTGCTATGGACTCATGCAGCTTAACCCGGAGTACTTTCCTAGCGGCCTCACTGCGGGGGAAAACATCCGGACGGGCACGGAGTACCTTGGGAGCTTGTTGGACCGCTACGGAGACACAGGCGCGGCCCTGACGGCGTACAACGCAGGCCACGACACCGGAGATCGGGAGTATGCAGAGAAGGTGATCGGGGCGGCTGAGAGATGGGAGGGCACTGAATTATGACGCAGGAAATCATTGCATCCAATATTAAGCACATACTGCAGCAGAGTGGCCTAAAACAGGCGGCGGTAGCAAAGCGAGCTGGACTGACTGAGCAGCAGCTTAGCTACATGCTGAATGGGCGAAAGCTGATTCGAGCGGAACACATACCAGCCATTTCAGCGGCGCTCGGAGTCAGTTGCCGCGAGGTGTTTGGTGAGAAATAAAAAAACCAGCCGGAGAGGGCAATCTCTGGCTGGTAAGAACCGGCGATTATTTAGGCCGCCGGTTGGAAAGCGCAGAACCCGCGAGCTGCTTCGTGGTTTTGCTGGTTCTGGAACTGGTCAGCGCTTTCGAAGCCTTGGAGGCCACCTTTGAAGATGTCCTCACAGAGTTTTTTGCCATGCCTTTTCACCTCCTTACTTCATGGCGAACGGAGGCGGCAAGAGACAGGCGGACAAGGAAGCGTGTAGAGGGAGCAGGGCCTCTACGGTTATATGCTAACAGAAAATCATTTAAAAATCAATAAATTGATGAGAACATATGTTCAAAATACAACATATAGAAACAACGCGTCCGTGAGTGTCGAGAAGGAGGTATACCATGAACAAGATCGTGAGAGTTGAGTCCGTGGACGGTGGGTGTATGGTGGAGGCCCGGACGCCGGATGGGATGCAGTTGGTGGTCTTTGACTACGGCCCCCGCAAACGGGTGATCCGGTCGGACCGCTGGGAGGGAACGAGATGGCCATAAGGTGGACGCCCGCAGAGCTGGAGGAGAGGGCCCGCGCCGACGCAGAGATCGAGGCAGGACCATTTAGGTTTACCGATGCCGAAATTGCGTTTGGGCGGCTCTTTGACCGGGAGGTCATCCTGGACCGCATGGACTCAAAGCAAAAGCGGATCGCCGAGTCCCAGCGCCGGTACTACGAGGCCCACAAGGAGGAGATCGCCGAGGGCAAGCGCGAGCTGCGTGACGCTCGTATTGCTCTGGGGCTGACGCAAAGGGAGGCTGCCGAGCTGCTTGGGGTGGACCAGTCCACGGTGTGCCGCTGGGAGACCATCAAACCGCCCCCAAACTGGCGGACAATGATCGAAAAATTGACGAGCCAGCATAAAAAGCGCCGCCGTTTTTGAGGCGGCTGAGAAATGGAGGAGCGCATGAATTACAAAGGTATGGACGCAAACATGCAATGCAGAGGATACCAATATGAAGTTGGAAAAGAATATGAGACGGACGAAGCAGTAGCATGCGAAGCGGGATTCCACGCATGCGAATATCCGCTCGACGTCCTTAAATATTACGTTCCGGCAGAAAGCCGATATTTTGGCGTCAAGCAAAGCGGGAAAATCAGCAAATCCGGTGAGGATACAAAAGTTGCATCGACAAAGATTAAGATCGTGGACGAAATAGGCATTGCAGGATTGGTAAAAGCAGCCGTTGAATATACAAAGGCACGTGCCAAAGAAGAGCCCGGAGGGCACGCTACGGGCTACCAGGGCGCGGCATCTGCTACGGGCAACCAGGGCGCGGCATCTGCTACGGGCTACCAGGGCGCGGCATCTGCTACGGGCTACCGAGGCGCGGCATCTGCTACGGGCAACCAGG